AAACCAGAGAGATTTAATCGTTGGCGAGGGTGCAAGTTATGCGCGGTATTTAGAGCTTGGGACGCGTAAAATGGCGGCACGGCCTCACATTTTGCCAGCAATTGAAAAGAGTTGGCCACACCTCGAGAAACAATACAGAAAGGTTGGCTTTAAATGATTACACCTTACGATTTGCATAAACATTTAAACGTTTACTTGCCGTTTGTCAGTGATATTTTTGCGATAAAATCGGCGGTTACGGGTGGTATAATCAATGGCCAACGACAGGCCGTTTTAAGTGTTGCAAGCCCTGAATTGTTTGCGGTTGGGTATTCTTACCACCTGCCAAACGTAAGCCAAATAAACCCTTGCTTATCGTGCGAGATTTTGGGCGGTGGCACGTATAATTTGACGTTTGAGAATGGGCACAATCTAATCACGCCCCAGTTGCAAAATGACGACAAAACGGTGATTTTGCAGGGTAACTGGTCAAGCGCTGAAATTGTCGAGGTTGTTAATCGTTACACGGTGACCGTCAAATCCACAAGCGGTGATTTGTTTGTTGGCAGCCAATTGTGGGCTTTAGATAGCGAGACGGCATGGTGTAATTGTTCAAGCATTGACGGTGCCGTGGTTACTTTTGACCTAGGCGACGGGTACGTTTACCCCTGCGAGTTGCAGATAAACGATGTAATCGCTGGGCAAAACGTTTACATTGTCGATACCCCAGAGCGGGTGGCGCGTGTTTATCACGACAACGCGCTAAACAACAACCCATACTCATTATTTATCGTCTTTGATAAGCGTGAAACAATCGCAAGTAAAGATTCAGAAGCTGGCACGATCACAGCCGCGCACGGCAAAAGCTACAAAGAGATGAAAGTAAAGACTGACATTGATTTATTTGTGGTTTGGCAACAAAACAAGGCCGATGAAGCGCATATAATCGCCGCGAACGAGGCTTCAGATATGGTTTATAATGTCTTAAACGCCTGCCTGTTTGGGTTAAATGTTGGCAATGACGCAATGCAAGTTGTGCCAACATCAAGCGGTTATGCGAAGTCGGCAGATTTTGATAATTATATTCACCAATATGGCTATCAAGCTATTGATACTATTGATATTGTCAGCGGTGGACTGTACAATGACAAGCGAGTTGCGGTTGAGCGGCTCATGACTTTAAATCTTAACATAGACGCGCGAACAAGCTGGACTGGCAACAAAGCGCCGAAACTTTTGGAGGTTCATCAAGATTATGGGAATATTTAAGAATTTTTCGCCTGCCGTTAACTTAACTTGCGGCCTAAAAGGTTGTAAAATAAGCGTAAAAGTAGGCGATGACGAGCTACCAGTTGACGGCGATTTGCGACAGTTGGCAAAGCAGGGGTTGTTAGTTGCAGAGCAAAGAGCGGTTGAGCAAATGGTAGATTTCACAGTAGACAAACTTCAATCAAAAAGGAAAAAACATGGCAACGATTAACGAGCCAGTTGTAAATGTAAGGCTAATCCCAGCGCCAACTGGCGTAAAACTTTCGCCACGTCGCGCCCTATTGGTGGCCACTTTGCCACCAACAAAGTCGGCATTATTCGGCGCTGCCAACTTTAAGTTTTTGCAAGATTCTCAAGCCTTGAGTTTTGAGCAAAAAACAAAAAAAGAATTGGCCGATTTGTTAGGCACAGGCCGCGCTTTTCACACGATGCAACAAGCTATCGCAGGTTCTGCTAAGCAGTACCCAATCGATATTTTGTTGCTAAAAAATGAGGCGGCAACCGATACAACGACCATCACGTTTGGCGCAACGGCAGCGAATGATGGCACTTTGACTTTGTCGGTTTTTGATGCTTTTCAGTTCACGTTTAAAGTAGACTTTAAAGCTGGCGATACAAAGGCATCAGTCACGGCTAAAATTATCAATCAGCTTGCGTCAAAAGAGAACGCCCCGTTCTATTTCACATCAAGCGTGGGCGATTTAACCATCACTTGGCTGGACGGATTTAACTCAAAATCCACGCCAATCCACATTAAGTGTTTGGATTCTGGGCTTGCCCCAGTGGTTGAGAACGTAAGCAACACAACCCCAACCCAGCCAAGCGTTAGCTTTTTCGATGTTGTCGGCGACCAGCGGTACACCACGATTTTATGGCCTGATTATTACTCTGATTCAATCCAAAACGTGTTATTGCCGTATTTGTCTGGTAGATTAAACGTTTACAACAACATTCTTGACGGCATCGGGTACTGTGCTTTGACCGATACCGCCGTAAATATGTTGACATTTACTGAAACGTTTAACGGCGAAGGCGTTGTAATTTCTGCGCACAATTTGATTGACGGCTTGTTTGACGCATCAATCGGCGCAGCTGATACGCAATGCCCCGATATGTTGATGGCTTTTAGCGCGACGGCAATTGACCGTACGGCAGTTTCTGGCGCTGACTTAACGGACATTGTGAGCGGTGCAAGTGGTTTAAGTGATTACACGGGCGGAGAGGCTTTGGCAAGCTTGCCTTACCACGGCATACCCATTGCGAACAGCTTACCAAATAATCCGTCTTGGTATTTTTCGCTTGAAGTGCAAAAAACATTAAAAGACTTCAACCTTTCAACGATTGGCGTGAACCGCGCGGCCAACACCAACATTGTCGGGCGTTTTCAAACTCAATTTAAGACTGACGCAAGCGGCAACGTTAATACCACTTGGAAACCACTTGAGCATATTCGCACCAGCTCGATTGTGCGTGAGTATTTTGATACCGCTTTGCGCACAGAAATGTCTAAAAAGCGCATGACAAACGGTGATTTGATTGAAGGTCGTTCAATGACAAATAAAGCGCTTGTTGAAGTGTTTTTAAGCAACATTTACCAAGAAATAGCAGAGTTGGCACTTGTTACATCTGGCGCGGACGCTTTAAAATCTTTTCAAAAATTTCTTAAAGTTGAAATTGATACTAACAATCAAGCGATTAACGTCAACTGCGTGGTCGAGATTGTGACCCATGTCGGCAACGTAACAATGAATCTCTCTGTAACAACTAACTACAACAACGTGAGGGCATAATCATGGCAACTTTAAAAGATATTGATAGCATTTATGTAAACGGGAAAAACATTCCCATTGTGGCTGGCACGTTGACTTATTCGTATGATTTTGGCAAATCCAAATCACAGCCAATCACCATGAACGGCCAAAACCGCGTGATTCAATATCGCGCGGACGAAGAAAATATGCAAGAGGTAAAGTTTGAAGTGCCCGCTTACGTTGACGGCGTTGACATTTTAGAAATGTTGCGACAAACAACCGAAGGACGATTAACCAACAATATCACGATAAAAAATGAGTTGACGGGAAAGACTTTAAACTTTCGCGACTGTTCTTTTTCTGAAAATCCTGAATTTAATACGACCGACAAAAAAGCAGCTATTGCATTTAGCGGAAAGGAAATTGTATGACGGAAATAAACATTGATTTAAAAACCCCGTTTACGGTTGGAGACGAAACTGTCGATTCTGTTGTGCTGGTTGCGCCTAAACAGTCGTCACGCAATTTAATGGCCATCATGGCGTTTAAGGGTTACGTTGAAAGCGCTAACAACATTGCGTCAGTCAAAGCGCAAGGAATGTTTAAGCCAGCCGATGTTACACGTGAAACAGCGGTTGAAGTGGAAACGGTCGTGCAGTCACCCGAAGATTTGGCTAAACAGTTTCTTTTGATTTTGAGTTTAAACAATTCTGATTATGCCGTTGAATTGTTTACAAAATTCAAAGAATTTGTCAAAAAAGTGCCTGATTCAGTCCAGTTCAACGGCCAACCATTGACGGATTTGCACTGGGATTCGATGGATTTTAACGATTTACTTTTAGTTTCGGGGGCTTACGCTTCAAATTTTATGAAGAGCTAGTCATTTATAATGAGCGTCACAAGTTGGCCTTGTCGTTATCCACCATTTCCGATGGGCAAGTTGGATACGGTGAGGCCAAAATCATGACAGCGGCAGAATTGACTAGCTCAATCAGGTATTACGAGCGCATAAATCGCGCCAAGAAAAACGACAAAAATTTAACAATATCAGAACTTTGGGAGGGCTTGTAATGTCCAGCAGTCTAAATATTGCATACACAATCAGCGCGATTGACAAGCTGTCGCCAGCTTTGAAAAAGATAGAACAGCAGGTTGCTAAGTTATCAAAAAACTTGCAAAACTTGAATAAGCCAATTGCCGTGCAAGTAAACACAAAAGGCGCACAAGGCGCAATTGCTAGGCTTAAAAATCAAGGTGGCATCATTAACATGAAAGTGGGCGCTGACACCAGCGCTGCTGAATCGGCAATTGCAAGCCTTAAAAAAGATTTGAACGCTACCATGACCGTCACCGCAAAAAACACGGGTGGCACGGGAGGGATTTCGGCAATGCGAATGGGCGGCGCTGGCAAAGCTGGCTTGATGGCTGGTATCACTGGCGGCGCTATGTCGGCGGCTGGTTTGGGCGTTGCGGCGGCAGGCGCGGCGGCTGTCGCTGGCATATCGGCCTCTGTCGTACAATTCGCAGAGCTTGAAACAGCGCAGTTGGCGCTGTCAAAAGGCCTAAACAAGAGTATGGGCGAAATAGGGGCGTATACCAGCGAGATGGCTAAATTATCGGCTGAGGTTGGTTTAAATCAAACTGAAGTCACGTCGATGGCGGTGGCATACGCTAAGGCCGATTCAACTTTAAACCCTGCGCAATTGAAAGAATTAACAAAGTTAACCATTGCCTCTAGCAAAGCTTGGGATATTAACAGTGAATCTGTCCTTGATTCGTTCCAGTTATTGCAAGCAATATATGGCCTTGATTCTAAAGGATTGACGGAAATGGCCAACAAAATTGACATGCTAGGTGATAATTTTGGCGTGTTAAATGAACAATATTTAAATGACTTCATCTCTCAAGGCGGCGCAGTGGCGAAGTCATTGGGGCTGAATGAAGACCAGATGCTTGCATGGGCAAGTACGGCTGGCGAGATGAAGGTTCAAGCTGGAGAGGCTTCTAACGCATTAAAAATTATCGGTGGCAACATCAATGCTGGCGATGCTGACGAGGCCATTAAGTCGCTTGGTTTAAACCTTGCCGAAATCCAAAAAATGCCAATTGCTGAAAAAATGCAGAAAATATTGCAGGCACTCGGTAACTACGATGGCGCGGACAAGGGCGAGCTTGCCAAGATGATCGCTGGCGGAAACTATGACGATGTACTTGTTAGGATGTCAACAGCCAATGAGGTTTTTGCCAAATCTTTAGAGTTAACAAGCGACAAATCGGCGATAGCGGGTCGCGTCACAAAAGCTTTATCACTTGAAGCACAAACGTTATCGGGCAAGTACAACCGAGCAATGGCGAGCGTGACAAACTTTGGCGCGTCAATCGGCGACATGATTAATCAAACCATGTTTGGCAAAGAAGTCACGGCACAATTTGATGCGACAATTGCCAACTTAAGCGTGGCTTTTGGCGGCGCTGGCAATGACATAAAATTCATGGAAGTAGCCGTTTTTGGGCTTGCGTTCGCCTTCGATACGGTCGCTTTGGGAATAGGCTTAGTTATTGACGCCGTTTCAATTTTAGGCGTGGTATTAAAAGGCGTTGTTGACGCGATGTCGTACTTAGCAAGTGGCGAATTTAAGCTTGCCTTGGCCGCAGTTAGTGAAGCTGGCTCAAAAACAAGCGAGATTGTGTTTAATCGAGTTGAGGCACAACGGATTCAGGGCAAAGAGTTAGAAGACAAGTGGGCGGCAATTCAAGGCGGCCAACGTGCAATGCGCGATCGTGATGGAAAAATAATGCAAACGGAAACCGCCACGGGTGTTAAAATCTTTACAAAACCACCAGCAACAGCGGCGGCTGGGCAAACGGCAGGCGCGGCGGCAAAACCAGCCAACCCAGCCGAGGCGCAAAACGCACAATTAACCAACCAAAGTGCCGTTATTAACCAACAAACCAGCCTTAAAAATCAAGAAGTTGCGGCCAAGCAGGCAGAGGTTGCGCAATTGACTAATCAGTCGGCTATTTTGCAAAACCAAGCCACGACAAGCTTTATGGCAGGCGTTGAGCGATTTAATCAAGTTGCAAACAGCATAAACCTGTCGCAAACCGTCGCGGCTGGCGGCACTGGAAACCAAGGGAGATAAAATGAGTAGGCTTTTAGACGCGAGTTTCAAGGGCGTGAAATTCTTTGTTGACGGCAACGAGGGCTTGCAAAAATTTGGGCGTAACCTTGTCGTAACAGAGTACCCAAACTCAAAGGAGCAATATGCCGAAGACACGGGCGGCTTTGCCGATTCTTTTGAGATTGACATCTTCTTTGTTGGCGAATTTGCATACGAGGATTTTGAAGCATTTCGCAACGCGGCCAACGAGGAGGGGTTCGGCGATTTAATCCTGCCGATGCAGGGGGAGTTTAATGTAAAGTGCGGCCAATGCGTCCCGATTATTCAGCCAAATAAAACAAGCCAATACATTCAAGTATCATGTGCGTTTTTCACCAGCAGAAATGACGCTGGCTTTGTCGATGCGCCGCTTGACGTTCAGTCGGTTCTTTCTTTTGCGGCTGAATTTCGTAAA